TACTGCAGATCAAAGATAACCGGCCATGGAATGAGGAAGTCGACACTTCCCTTGTAAGGAGTCTCGGCGAGGCAGCGCTGGTTAAGCTGATCCCTGTGTGGGAGCCGCAACTGACAGTTGCCGAATGGGATAACGATCGCCAGTCCGAGACGTTCGGCCAACCGAAGATGTTCAACTTCAACGAGCAGCCGGTTGGAGACGAGGCTTTCGTCGGACCGACGCGCGGTGAGCCTGTTCATCCGAGCCGGGTGATCCTGTTCTGTGAAGGCTCGGAAGATGACAACGTTCTGTCGGGTATCCCGCTGCTTGAGGCCGGATACAACAAAGGGCTCGACCTTGAGAAGATTTCCGGCGGTGGCGCTGAGGGCTTCCTGAAGAATGCCAGCCGGCAGATCGCGGTCGAGTTCAGCAAAGAAACAGACATGGCAACGCTGGCTGACCAGGCGAAGAAAGCTGGTTATGCCGACCTCGGCGAAGCGATGGGCGACAAGGTCAATAAGCTGAACCGCGGCACCGATGCGGCCGCCGTGATGCAGGCCGGGCAGATGCATGTTCTGAGCGTTACGCCCGGCGACCCGGGGCCGACGTGGGAGGTCACCGCGAACGAACTGGCCGCCTCCGTACAGATACCGTTCACCATCCTGTTTGGACAGCAGACCGGGCGCCTGGCGAGCGATGAGGATAAAACAGACTGGGCCATTCGCCGCAATACCCGCCGCAACGGCTTCCTGACTGACCGAATCACAGCCTTGCTGGAGCGCTTCTGGACCCTGGGCATTATCGATCCGCCGACAAATGGAGAGGTCGCCATTTCATGGACTGACCTGCTGGCTCCGGGCGAGAAAGAGAAAATCGAGAACGCTTCGAAACTGGCTGATATCGTCCAGAAAACGTCGGGCTTCTATGGTGGCGAGCCGCCATTCACAGCCAACGAACTTCGCGAGATTGTTGGCCTCGACCCTCTGCCTGAGCCAAAGCAACCACCTAACCCGAATGACAAGGTGACAACCGATGATCCACTGGCCGATGACACCGGAGCAGACGGCAAAGGTGGGGCTGCCGATAGTTCCGCGCAGCAAGGTTGACCCGACACGGTCAGCGAAGCAGGTCAGCGCGGTATTCCGGGATATCGAGGATCGGTATCTCGGCATCAAGCGCGCTCTGAAATCGCTCTTCGACCAGCGCCTGACCGGGCGTGAGCGAGAGGTTAACAGCCACAACTGGCACTTCCTGTGCCACGACCACGGCGAAGATGTGCGGCTTTACCAGGTCAACGCCGGCAAGTTCATCTACGACATGTCAGCGCAGGAACTGGCGGACCTGCTTGAAGCGGTACAGTCCATTCTCGACGATTACCTGTTGGAAGGCGGCGAACAAAACCTGTGGGCGATGGATTACGTCGCCGCAGAAGCGCAGCGCGGCACGCTGGAGGCATTCAACAACCTCTCGCAGCAGTAGCAGGTGTACGCCAGCCAGACGACTCTCTCGCAACTTCTGAGCAGCCCCGGTTATCTGAACCAGATAGCGGCGGCCAGGCTTACAACGTTCAGTGACTGGAAGGTCATCAGCGACACCGCCCGCGGCGATCTGACCAATATCATCACCGATGCGGTAGCGCGCGGGGTGAATCCTCGCGAGACGGCAAGCGTCATCAGTAAGCGCCTCGATGTGTCGATGTCGAAGGCCAAGACCATCGCTCAGACTGAGCAGGTCGGCGCGCTGCGGCAGGCGCAATGGAACGAAACGGACTGGGCTGCTGACCGGCTTGGCCTGAATACCGGCCTGCTGTGGCTATCTGCGCTCAAACCGACGACGCGCAGCTGGCACGCCAGCCGTCACGGCAAGGTCTACACCACCGAGCAGGTGCGAGACTTCTACGCCGAGAACGGCAACCGGTACAACTGCTACTGCAGCCAGATTCCGGTGCTGCTTAACGACGACGGCAGCATTTTTAACGAAGGTCTCGCGGAGAAGTTGAATAAAGAGCGAGATCAGTGGAAATTGGCAGAGGCTGCATGATACAAGGAGGTTTTGCGGAGGTTTTTATGGCAAAACCTGATGAGCCGTATCGTAAGTTGATTGTTGAGAGCTACTACCCAGCCAGTACCTCTGGTAGAAAAGGTAAGGTTCATATCAGGCCAATACCTGGACAATGGGCAAGTCCATCACTCGCTGTCGAATGTTCCAAAAAGTTGTCAGACTTGAAGTTGTACCCAATAGGGAGTCAGTTCGAAATTACTGCCAAACTGACCGACAGGGAAGAGGGCGGTGAATACATTTACAGTTCATTCCGATGGGAGTTTAAACACATTAAATAGGTCGCCACGGCGGCCTTTTTTATTGTCTGAAATCCACCAATGAGGACGAAACGTGAAGCTATCCAGCATCCACGTTAAATCCCTCGCCATCAACGCCTCAAACATCTCAACAACCACCATCAACGGCCAGGAGCACTACGTCATTCGTGGTGCGGTCCCGATCGTCGATGACATCGTGATGAATGGCGGCCTTTACCCGGCGGAGGAGATTAACAACAGCTACCAGACGATGGAAGGCAAGCTGATGCCTCTGCCGCATCCGATGGTAGATGGCAAATATGTCAGTGCCAATGACCCGCGGGCCATTAACAGCTATCACGTCGGAGCATGGGCGCAGAACGTCAGCAAGTCTGGCGACCAGGTCGTCATGGACGTTTATATCAATAAGGCGGTCGCCGAGACAAAGCCTGACGGTAAACGCCTGATTACTCGCCTCGATGAGATGATCGCTGGCACCAACACCGACCCGATCCACCTGTCTACCGGATTACTCACGAACAAAGAGAGAAAATCAGGCGAGTCGAAGCAGAAGAAGTACTCATGGATCGCTCGCAATATGCAGTTCGACCATATCGCTATCCTGCTCGATGAACCGGGCGCCGGCACTCCAGAAGAAGGCGTCGGCTTGTTCGTGAATGCCGATGGTCAGGAAGGCGAAGTCGAAACTGCAAGCCTCGTTGATGCGGCAAATAGCCTCAAAGATGGCCTGCTGAACAAAGTGAAGTTCTTCCTCACCCATAACTCAGATGCCTCATTCGATGAAATCTACCAGATGCTGCGTGAAGCCATTCGCGCGCCGTCAGGCAGCGATGTTTATCGCTATGTCGTGACCGTATGGCCCGACAAATTCATTTTCGAAGAGGGCAATAAGCTCTTCCAGCAAAAATACCTCATCGACGACAGCACAGTCACGCTGGTCGGCGATCCAGTAGAGGTCGTGCGCAAACCCACTGAGTACGAAGTCAAAACCAACGGAGAAACAAACCCGATGAAAGAGAAGATGATCGCCGCGCTCAATGCCGCAGGCGTTAAAACCGAGGGGCTGACCGACGATCAGGTCTGGGATGCCTATAACCAGCAGGTTCAGAAGAAAGCAGGCGACCAGCCGGGTACTCAGATTAACTCTGACGCGATTACTGCGGCAGTAAATCTGGCACTTAAGCCACTGACTGACGAGATCAGCACGCTGAAAACTCAGCTGCAAGCTAACGCTGAAAAAGACCTCAAGACCAAGCGTGAAGCGGTCAAAGCGAAATTCCCGTTCATGACCGAAGCTGCGATCAACTCGCTGGCCGACGAAGCGCTGAACGACATGTATGCGCAGTGCCAAACCAGTACCGGGTTGAACCCATTCTTCCAACAGGTCAATGCGGAAAATGACCAGTGGAAAGACTATGACCTCAATGCTGGCATCGATCAGGAGAAAAAATAATGGCTAACGTCATCTATCGCGGCCCGGTCGAGCGCGAGCCGGAAACCATCAACCTTCCTGTCGCATCTGCTCTCAATCCGGGGGTTGCCGTAAAAATCGCTTCCGGCAAGTTGGCGGCATCTGCAGACACTACCGGCCGCTGGTTCATCCTCGGAAATCGGCGCTTCATCGGTCAGGCTATTACTACTGCCTACGCAGCTAACGAGACTGGTGTGGCATATCGCGTGGAAGGGGAGCAGGAATACAACGTTCGCCTGGCAGCGGCAGCCTATACGGTAGGTCAGGAGCTGACCATCGGTACCGGCGGCGTATTCAAAGCGGCCGCAACCGGCAACCAGGTCGTCGCAACGTTCGACGAAAAAGCAGGGCGCACTCTGGCGGCGGAAGGTTTCGCCGACGTGGTGATCCTCTCCACTCCGTACGCCAAGGCATAAGGAAAACAAGAATGTTAAAGTTTACTCCACAGCAGCAAAAGCTGATTCTCAATGCCCGCCGTCGCTGGGACATGATGCAGCGCAACATGGCTGCACAGCATGGCTTTGCGGTCAATGACGCAAATGGCCAGTTCATCGCCTTTGATGAGCTCGTTGGTAACGCCTCCGTGCTGCCGAAAGATGTCTGGGGCGAATGGGACCGTTCGGCTATCACCGTACAGCGTGACGTGCTGTCAGTGTTTAACGACCTGGCTGCCAGCGTTTCCCGCCCTATGGCGCTCGGTAAGATCGTTCACTACTTCATGACCCTGTCCGATTCCGGTGATGTGAATATCAGTCTGGACGGACGCGGCAAGGCGAAGGGTGATCAGCCTGTCATGGATTACGAAGGTACGCCGCTGCCTATCATCGACAGTGAGCTGACATTCGGCTGGCGCCAGATGCTGGCTGCTCAGACTGAAGGTTATTCGCTGGACAGTGACGCTATTTCCAACCATCAGCGCAAAGTCGCTGAGAAGCTGGAAGACATGGTGCTGAACGGCGATCCAAACATCAACGTCGGAGGCGCGACCATTTATGGACTGCGTACTGCCCCTAGCCGCGGAACCGGAACTCACGGCCTGACTCTGAACGGTGCCAGCGGCGCGCAGTGGGTTGCGGCAATCTCCGACCTGATTAACCTGCTGCATAACGAAAACTTCTATGCACCGGTGACGATCTACCTGAACTACAAAGACTGGTTCTACGCATCGGTTAACGACTATGCCGCGAACTATCCGAAGACCATCCTGTCCCGCATCATGGAAATTCCAGGCGTGGCCGCGCTGGTTCCGGCCTCCAGAGTTCCGACCGATGAACTGCTTGGCGTTGTTAAACGCCCTGACGTCGTTCAGATCCTGAATGGCATGCCGATGACCATGCGTCCGAAAGCACGACTTAACCCGGAAGATGATTATGTCTTCTCGGTTCTGGCCGCCGCGGCTCCGCAGTTCAAACACGATGCAAATGGCCAGGCTGGTTACGTTCAGCTGACCAAAGCATAACCTGTGGGGCTTCGGCCCCATCTTTTTTACGGAGGCCGCATGGCTGGTAAAGAACAACAATGGCTGCTCACCCATGACAGCCACGAACTTAAAAAGGGCGAAGTTTACAAAGGTGAAACTCTCCCGCTTTGGCTGGTTGGTAAGGCAATCCCCGTGGGAGATCAGGTGCTGGAGGTAGCGACCCCGGCCGATCTGCAAAAGCTGCAGGCTGACCTCGACGAGGCTAACGACAAAGTAGAATCGCTAACCGCTGGTAATGCCAAGCTGCAGGCTGACCTCGACGAGGCTCAGAAACAAATCGACGAGCTGAAGAAAAAGGCGAAATAACCATGGCTGACCCAATCACAGCGGCAGACGTGCAGGCGTTCCTCGGTGAATTGGGTTACTCCATCCCGGCCGCTCTGCTCAGATCGGAAGGCGTCGTGTAGGGAA